ACCAAAGTCAATATGGCCATAGTGTAGGTTTAAATAATCTATTAAATCTTGTTTCTTATCTGCTGCGACTCCAGTACCAAATGCCATATCATGACCTTGAGCAAATACTACTATCTCGCTCTGGTTAAGTGCATCTCTAAATGAGTTGAAGCCACCAGTTTTATTTCCACGACCTGAGCCGTAATAATGTAATTTACCATTAAGTGTTCTTGGTCTTAATACCAATACTGGCTTATTATACTTCTTAACAAGTTCCATTGCCACTAAACCTGTCATAGTTTTAGGTACTGTAATTTTATCGTCCTTAGACGTAGTTACGATTAGGATAGCATTCTCATCCAATCCTCGCTCTTGTATTCTCTCATCTAGGAACTCCATTGCTTTTTCTTTTTGCCTATTTTGTTTACCCCTTATATTAGACGCTATGCGGGCTATGTTAGTGTAATAGTCCTCTGTTAAGGTCTCGCCTCTCCATACCCTCTCTATAATTGCTGTACTACCTGGATTGATAAATCCTTCAAATAGCATCTCATTCTCCTCAATACTACCTGCACGAATAACTGCATTAATCAAAGGTGTTACATAGAATGCTATATCAATTTTGTTAGGGTTCATTGTGCTTGTCACACTATAAGATTGTTTCTCAAGTATTGATTTAAACATCTTATTTTTTATATTACTAAGTCCGTGATTTATGATATAATTATTATCTAAGTCTCTAGTGTCCATCATATCACTAACTATCCCAAGTGCGGCCAAATCCATAAAATATTCATGGGTCTTACCATCATGGAATGTTTCACTAAAGTGTTGTATAACTTTATATACTACACCTGCTCCACTAAGATGTTTATTCTCATACCTAGGTGAAGTTTGATTATTAACTATAACTACATTATCATGCTCATAATATTCGTCTACATGGTGATGGTCCATAATTAAAACCTTTCTACCTTGTTCCGCAAGCACTCTTTGCTCATCAGTCTGGTTACTACCAGCATCTGGTATAATAATAATATCTGCTGTAATCGGGATGGTATCTAATATAACACCATGCTCTTTACCGTCATGTACTCTCCATTCAATTTTACTATCTGGATAAAGTAGTTTAAAATAGTTATAAAATATTGCGCTAGACGTAATTCCGTCTGCATCTGAATCTACTTGTAAGAAAAATTGTTTATCTTCTTCAAAAGCAATTCTCAATTCGTTTATCATTTTGTCTATGTTTTCTAATTTTGTTGGTTCTTGTAAATCTTCCTTGCCAGGTGGTGAGAGAAAGCTGCTTACCTTCTCTATGCCTAGCGTCTTCAGATAGTCTACAAGATAGTTAAACGCACCTCGTTGTATTGGGTTTGCTTTTAACTCGTACTTAAAGTTGTCCATCTTATCATCCTCTGTATTCTTTTTATAAGTACACTCTACCTCTCATTAATGTTTCAAAAACCTGTCCACCCGCGTCTATTGGTGATTCTTTGTAGGGCAGTAGATAGTCGTAGTCCACAATAATACTTACATTAAAGAAGTTCTTCATGTATTTTACTAGTTCTGTATACTCTTCTAATTTTTGTGCTAATTGCAAATGCGAGTCATAATCTCTATCGAAAGCAAGGATTATATCTTTTGCTCCAGCATCTAACAATAACTTAATGTGTTCTCTACTAATAGTCTTTCCTGATACTGCTACAGAGACATTGTTTTCTCCATACAGCGTGTCCATTTTCATAACACTCTTTTCACCTTCGAAGACTATTGCCATCTTATGTTTTCGGATTGCTTCGCTGTTAATATTTAAACCAAATAATACTTGGCTAGTAGGGTGCGCTAAGAACTCCCCGCCATATTTCATTGGCATATATTTTGCTTTTGCGTCCTCTGATAAGAACCTTCCTCTTATACCAACTAATCGTCTGTCTACGGTATAATATGGAATAACTATCGCGCTTGATAATGTATCAAACTTGATATCATATTTCATTAAAGTACTAGGAGATATACCCTCCGCTATCCATGGTTTAAGTAAACTTAAGTCATAGATGTATCTTTGTAAAATATGTCTTGGTAAATAATTTAATTCTTGAGGCTCTGCTACAACAGTGTTATCCATTTCATATAGATAATCCAATTGTTTTTTAATTTCATAATACAGGGTTTCATCTATAGCCTCAGTTGTATCAATCCCTGTTATTTTTAATGCATCTCTCAGTGAGATTTGATTACCACGCAATGCATTGATATCCATTATTAATTGGAATATGTCAAACACTTCGTCGCACTCAGTATAACATTTAAATATATTATCTTTTTTATAGTAGTATAGTTTATGACTTGCACTATGGTGGTCTCTATTATGACAAACTGTAGGGTACAATATCATCATGTCATTTTCAATAACAGGCTCTATATCATACTTTCTAAGCACGTCTTTTATCTTCTCGGGCGTCATTTGCGCACGATATTCTTTTATAGACTTACTCATTATTACGCTCCTTATTAAGGCTATTTCTAGCCGCAACATCCATTAAATCAATGGTCTTAGTCGCATAAACTATTTTCTCTAAATCAGTTATTACTTTGTAAGTTCCTGTGGTCAATATAATATCTCTAACTCTACAAGTTCCATAATCAAAGTGTCTAAATAATTTAACTCCTGCATGCTCACCACGTCTATTTTTATAAATATCTACTACAATGTTTGGTACTTCTATTCCTGCTTTCTCACATAATATCTCTATTTCTTTCATCTCATCTGGCACTTCGCTTAGTTTAATACTAATCATACCAAAATCGACCTTATCTGAAATTGCTTTTGAACCACGAATATGGTTTTGGTTTCTAACTCTATGTGTCTCCCATTTATCATTTAACTGAGTTCCACTTTGCATAAACACATTATACTCTGCTGAAATCTCCTTAAGTGTATTTGATAACATCATTAGGGCAACATCCTCTCTAATCTTTAAGTCTCTAAATTCTCCAAGTAAACCTGGACTACTAAAGATATAATCATAGAAAATAAAGTGTGTGTTATTATTCAATATGTGTTTAACAAGTTTTGTTCTAATCAGTGCTATTGATGGGTCTGGTATCGTTTCAATTATAAAGTTATCTGGGAACTGTTCAATTAAGTCGATTGCTATCATAATTCTTTTCTCTTCTTCTGCTGTCGCTGTTCCTCTTAATATCTTTCTTTCATTTACTCCGCTTACATACGCTAAAATTAAAGTCTGAATCTCATCTGCTTGTTGCTCGGTTGTGATTAATAGAGCAGGTCTTAAATCCTCTCTAACGAATATGGTGTTACCTTCAATTCTAGGTAGTGACACTGCACATGCAGCACCAACCATGAACCTTGTTTTACCGTGTCCTGATGGAGCACTGTTAAGATAGAACTTACCATATCTCAAACCACGAGCGATAAAGTTAAGTATATCTCCTTCAATAGGCAAACCTATATCTGGCTCAACTTTAAGTTCTTCATATAATTCTCTTAGCCCTTTAGCCGCTTTTTGCGAACGGGCTTTTATTTTTGATACATAACTTTCTTCTACTTTATTTAACTTATTTTTAACTTTTGCTATAATAGCGTCTACCGTTAAGGTATTTAGTTTTTCATTCTCCTTGTCCATTAGTAGGAAGTCTACTCCTGGGTTGTAGAACTCTTTGGTATCTATTCCCGCTGACTCTAAGTCTCTTAGTATTGTGAACTTTTTAAGTCGGTTATAGTGCATACCAAACTTACCGTAGTCCATTGTCATTACATAAGGGTCTAGAGATAACAAAAACTCATAACCATTTTGCTCTTTATAAACTTTATACTGCTTGTTATATTGACCTATATATAAATCAATATCTCTTGGCGTAACCTGTTCAGCACCCTCCATAACTAAGTTATTAATGGCACTGAATACGATTCTATAAAATTCGTTGTGGAAGTCGTTTGTAGTTAATCTAAAGTTATCTACATCATGTATCAGACTAGGCTGGTGTAACAATCCTGCTACTACCATCATTGCCGCGTTCTGGTCGAATAATGCTGACACTTTATCACCTCTTTCTGTCT